TTGGAATCAGCCATGACTGCACTAGAAGAAAAGGTTGAGAAAAGAATAAAACTCGCATTAGAAAACCCTTTATCACAAATGTAAGATGGCTAAAACACCTTCTAACGAATACTTTACACCTGTTAAAAAAAGAACTAGTATAGGGCGTTCTTCACGCAGTAGGCCAAAGAACAAAAACAAAAGACGACAGTTTGTCAAATACAGGGGGCAAGGATGACCAAGTTATGTCCAAGAGGTAAAGCAGCAGCAAAGCGTAAATTTAAGGTTTACCCTAGCGCTTATGCAAATGCTTATGCCTCAAAAATATGCGCAGGAAAAATAAAAGACCCGAGCGGTAAGAAAAGAAAAGATTTTAAAGGACCTAAACCTAAAGCTATGGGTGGTGTGATTAACTTCAATGATGTTTCACAACAAAGAAAAAAAATGTCTAAAATGAATAAAGGCGGTATTGCAAGAGCTTGCGGTGCAGTTATGGAAGGCAAAAGAAAACAAACACAATATAGCTAATGGCTAGTGGTTTAAAAAAATGGTTTGCTCAAAAATGGGTAGATATTGGTAGTAAGAAGAAAGACGGTTCTTTTGCTAAATGTGGAAGGTCAAAACAAAAAGCTGATGCAAAAAGAAAGTATCCAAAATGTGTTCCTCTAGCAAAAGCAAATAGAATGAGTGAGGGACAAAGAAGATCTGCAGTAAAAAGAAAAAGAAGCAAAGCTCAAGGTGTTGGAGGTAAACCAACTAATGTTAAAACATTTGCAAAAAGAGGTGGCTTAATTAGAAGATCTGGTGCGGCTACCAGAGGGTTTGAATTTAAAGGTGTCTTTTAAAAAAGATCCAAAAGTTGGTACAGGTAAAAAACCAAAAGGCAGTGGAAGAAGACTCTATACTGACGAAAATCCTCGTGATACTATTTCTATCAAGTTTGCTACTCCTACTGATGCTAGGAGAACAGTTGCAAAAGTTAAAAAAGTCAATAAACCTTTTGCGAGGAAAATCCAAATTCTTACAGTCGGAGAACAAAGAGCGAAAGTGATGGGTAAATCACAAGTAGCATCCATATTTAAGAAAGGTAAAGATGCAATTAGAAGAAGCAATAAAAAAAGACGTTAGAAAGTGGTCTGAAAATTATTTAGAAATACCTAATAAACATTTAGGTGGTTTTCCCGCTTGTCCTTTTGCAAAAAGCACTTGGAAGTTAAATAAAGTTGTTGTTGGAGTAAAACCAAAACAAAAATGGTACAAAGCACAATTAAATAAACACCTTGAAGAGATAAACTGGGATAAAAGTGATTTATTGATATTTTGTGATCCATACTATAACTATAGTTTAGATGATTTTCAAAATGCAATTGATGAATATAACGAGTGGTATAATCAAAGGGATATATTTTTTATGGGTTTTCATCCGCATAACCCCGCAAACGAAGAAGAACAAGAATTCCTCGTCGCTCCAAATGGGAGTGCCCCTGTTATAGAAGACGCTTTGGACTACTCCATGATGTTGGCACAAAAGTTCTCGCAATTGCAGGAAGCTTCTGATAAACTACACAAAGCTGGTTACTATAAGTTGTGGCCAACAGGGTACTATCAAGACGTTGTGGTATCTAGAGCAAAAACCTATAAACGAATATTCGGAGGTCGACATGATGGGTAAAAAGAAACAAGCCATGAAACGTGGTGGTAAAGTTAAAAAAGGAAAGAAAAAAGCTGTCAAAAAAAGAGGCGGTGGCATGATGGAAATGATGGGCGGTGGAGCTATCAAACCAAAGAAAAAAATGGCCATGGGCATGATGGGCGGCGGAAAAGCTAAAAAGAAAGCTGTCAAAAAAAGAGGCGGCGGAATGATGAAAAAAAAGAAGGTAAAATAATTAATGCCTACTTACGCTTCAACAGCTAGCTTTGATTTGACAATTGATCAAATCTGTCAAGAAGCATATGAACGTTGTGGTTTGCAAATTCGTTCAGGTAATGATTTGCAGACTGCAAAACGTTCTCTTAACCTTATGCTTGCCGAATGGGCAAACAGAGGTATAAATTTATGGACTGTAAAAAAACAAGAAAAAGCACTTGCAGCAGACACAACTAATTTAACAGGTGCAAGTTTATTTGGTTCAGGTGCAAATGCACCAGAGCAAATAGTTGACATCACAGATGTCATAATAAGAGATTCAAGTAATAATGATTACGCAGTTAATCCTATTAGTAGAGCTACATATTGGAATTATACTGTTAAAACAACCAGCGGAAGACCAACTCAATTCTACTTTGAGCGTACGATAAACCCAACACTATATCTATATCCAGCAGCAGATTCAGCTTACACTCTAATATATTATGCCCTTGTTCGAATGTCTGATTCGGGGGATTACACAAATAATTCTGAGATTCCTTTTCGATTTCTTCCATGTCTTGTTGCTGGACTTGCATACTATATTTCTATGAAAAGAGCACCAGAAAGAATGCAGGCACTTAAACTTTTATATGAAGATGAATTTAAAAGAGCAGCAGATGAAGATGGACAAAGAACTAGTGTTTATCTTACACCTCAAAGTTATTATCCTACAGGTGGTGGTTACTAATGCCTAAATATGCAAGTGGTAGATTTGCAAAAAGAATTTCTGATAGATCAGGGTTAGCTTTTCCCTACAATGAAATGGTAAAAGAATGGAATGGATCTACAGTTCATATAAGTGAGTTTGAACCTAAACATCCTCAACTTGATCCAAGATATCATCCAACTGATCCTCAGTCTTTACAAAACGCAAGAGGTCAAACAATAGATGCAACTGTCGACATAGGAGTAAATTTATTTGCAACAAATATTTTTGGAACTGTACAACAAACAATAACACAATTTAACCCAATACCTTCACCAGGTGCTTTTGAAACCGTTATAGTAAACACTATGCAGCCAGAAGAAAGCAACAAAGAAGTTAAAATGAATAGTTTTGTGGGAAGGGTTACGGTTAGTATATCATGACAACTTTTTCAGAATTACAAACACAAATTAGAGATTACACAGAAACAGACAGCACTGTTCTAACTGACGTCATAGTCAACGATTTTATTGAACACGCAGAAAAAAGAATATTTAGAGATGTAGACTTAGACATTTATAGATCGTATCAATATGCTACACTTACACAAGGTGTGCCATTTGTATCATTACCAGGTGCAAATTTAGGTCAATTAGCTTTTATTAGATCGGCTCAAATATATGATCCAGCAGATCCAGTAAGGTATTATATTTATCAAAAAGACGTAACTTTTATGAATGAATATTGGCCAAATCGTGATACGACAGCTTTACCAAAATATTATTCAATGTGGGATCAAGACACAATATATCTTGCGCCTACTCCAAATACTGCATATAATATAGAATTAGCTTTGAACAAGCAAGAAGACGGCTTGTCAAGTTCAAACACGACTACGTGGGTGAGCACAAATGCACCTAAAGTCTTACTTTATGCCTGTCTTGTAGAGGCATTTAGATTTCTTAAAGGTCCTGACAACATGCTTCAATACTATGAACAAGGCTATCAACAAGCATTACAAGGCTTGCAAATTGAACAACAAGGCAGAAGAAGACGTGATGAACACTATGATGGTGTCATTCGTTTTCCTCTCGACTCAAAACAACCATAAAGGAGATATAAAATGGCAATATCATCAGCTATATGCAACACCTTTAAAGGAGAACTTTTAGAAGGTAAGCATAACTTTTCGTCTGGTAGTGGTCATACATTTAAAATTGCTTTGTTCACATCATCAGCAAGTTTAGGTGCATCCACAACTGACTATAGTACATCAAACGAAATCACTAACGCTTCTGGCTCTGCTTATACAGCAGGCGGAAAAGCACTAACTAACAACGGTGTTACAAGCTCATCTGGAGCTTCAACAGCTTTTGTAGACTTTGCAGATGCTCAGTTTACCTCTGCTAGTTTTACTGCTAATGGCGCTATGATTTATAATACAACTACAGCAGGAGGTTCTAATACAACTGACGCTGTGTGTATTTTAGCATTTGGTGGTGACTTTACTGCAAGTAACGGCACATTTACTATTCAGTTTCCAACTGCTGACACTAGTAACGCTATTATAAGAATTTCATAGGAGAGGCTAATGGCTTTCATCCTTAACGATAGGGTCAAGGTAACTTCGACCACAGCGGGCACAGGCGTCTTCGCTTTAGGAAGCGCAGCAACTGGCTTTGAAACTTTTGCAACTGGTATTGGCGGTAGTAATACTACGTACTATGCAATAGTTCATCAAAGTGCAGCTGAGTTTGAAGTGGGATTTGGTACTTTGGATTCTGACGGTGACGCACTTACTAGAACATATATTATAAATAGTTCTAATAGTGATGCTGCTGTAAACTTTTCATCAGGTACTAAAGATGTATTTTGTACGATGCCAGCGGCTAAAGTTGGTTTGCCATTTCCTTCTGAGTTTGGATCGTCAAGTGCACCGAAAATAATTACTGTAAAAGTTGCAAATAAATCAGGTAATCACCCTTATCAAGGACAAGGTTCAAGTGCAGCTTATTATCTTGATGGACTAGAAGCACCAGCTTTACGTTTTGCAGGAGTCGATTCAACTGACAAATATTATTACAGATTTGATCAGTCTGATTCAACCAACTCAGGACATCCGTTTAGATTTTACCTTGATGCAGAAAAAAATAATGCCTATACAACAGATGTAACAACTAACGGTACACCTGGTAGTTCAGGAGCATATACACAAATAGCCGTGCATGCGAACACACCTAATATTTTATATTATCAATGTTCGTCTCATGGATACATGGGTAACCATGCAGTTACTGTATCAAACTCTATAAACGGTGATTTGACACTTAACTCTAAATTAAAAATGCCAGACAATACATCTGGTAAAATTTTAGTTGGTGATGGCACTAGCTATGAAGAAGTAGCTGTTTCTGGAGATGCGACACTCTCTAGTAGTGGTGCTTTAACAATAACAGGAGGGGTAACTCAAGGCTTTGTAATTGCAATGTCTGTGGCCCTTTGATATAAGGATTTATTATGGCACAGGATTTTGAAAGATTATTTGCAAGAAATGTAGGGACAAGTGCTGTCTCTTTAATGACATCAAACTCTGATGATGCACTAATTGGTATCCGTGTGACAAACGTTTTAGCAGCAACTATTCAAGTTGATGTCTATATTACCACTGGTGGTAATGATTATCACTTAGCTAAAAATTTAAGTATACCACAAGGATCAGGTTATGAGCTCATACAAGATGGTTCAAAAATAAACATTTTGAATGGTGATGTATTAAAAATTAAATCAGATACAGCTAGTTCAGCTGATGTTTGGGTATCATTTATAGATAGTATAAGTACTTAGGAGGTATCATGGGTTACACAGGTCCAGCAACATCAGATCAATTCAAATCCATGTCTACCCAGTCAATCACTGGGGACGGTTCTGCTACTAGTTTTTCATTAAATTCACCAGTAGCAAATTCATCAGAAATAAGATTTGTTGTAAATAATGTTGTACAAAAACCAGACGTAGATTATTCTGCAACTGGTACTACTCTATCAACAGGATCAAACGTATTGGCAGGTTCTGATGCAGCTTATGTTGTATTCATAGGACAAGCTGTAGGATCACAAACACCTTCAACAGGTAGTGTAGATCACACAGCTATTTCATCAGCCTTTAATGGCATGTATTTAAACTTGGCAACGGTGACTTCAACAGTTACAATAACATCAGCACAGAATGCTTTTTTAGCAGGACCAGTGAACTTTACTAACACCGTAACGGTAGAAGGGACATTGACGGTAATATAATGGGAACTTTATTCGTAGACAAATTAGATCCGCAATCAGGAACATCATTAGAGATTGGTAGTTCAGGGGACACTATGACAGTGCCTTCAGGCGCCACTTTAACCATAGCAGGCACCATTAACGCTAGTTCAGGTACAGCTACAGGATTTGGTTCATCTGTTTTATGTGATCCTTTTTTTCATGCAACTAGATCAGGCTCTCACAATATAGCAGATCAAACAAATTCTGTAATACCATTTAACGCTGAAGTCGCAGATACAGATAATGCTTTTGATACATCTACGTATCGTTTTACAGTTCCATCAGGCAAAGCGGGTCGTTACTTCTTTTATACATATATTGGGTCTGATGATGGTAACTCATTTAATTATTATAATACTAAAATTAGAAAAAATGGTAGCATTATCAGTGAGTGGATGAATTATCATGCTCCAAATTCTGCTGGTTTTGCACAAGCAGTAGCAACTTTGGCAGTATCAGATTACATAGATGTCGTTGTTTATCAAAATAGAGGAGATGTAAGTGCATTAAATCCAGCGGCAGCTAGTACATTTTTTATAGGATATAGGTTAACAACATGATAATAATTTTAAAAGGAGGTCTATATGGCAAGTCTATCAACTAAAGTAGCGCTCTATTGTACTGCGAACAGCAAGGTTGCTGATTTCGGTGAAGGAGGCAATGTACTTTTACAGGATGACTCAGATGGTAAAGGCCCGTACATAAAAAGCTGGAGCGTCGATGGTTTAGATAAACCAACTGACTCTCAATTAGCTAGTTATGAAACGGCTGGTAATACCGAAGAGACAAATAATACTGTAAGAGCTACAAGAAAAGCGGCTTATGGTGATATTGGCGACCAGCTGGACGAGATATACAAGGACATGGATGCTTGGAAAGCTCGTATTAAGAAGGTCAAAGATGATAACCCTAAATCGTAAAGGAGAAGTAATTGAGTAAAGTACAAGTAGATACTATTGATACCAGATCTG